CCATATACTTAACGTCACGTTTACAAGTATCACTGCTATATTGTAGACCTGGATAGTTGTTTTGTAAGAACGCAATAATTTCAGCTTGGATAAATCCAATGTTGTTTATTAATAGTTCGCGAGCATCTGATCTAGCACCCTTAGTTGTTCCAGTTAGGCTAGGGAATTTTGGTGTTGCAAGAGTTGCACCTTGAACGATTGAAATTATTAAGTTGATGTTATCGCTGATTGAGTTAACAGCAGCAGGAACAGCAACTACAGCAGCCAACTGAAGGATAGATCCCTTCATGTTGTTTAGAATACCGATTAACTGATCTACTTCAACACCTGTGTTAGCATATGGGAACTTTAGTCCAGCGTTTGTTGATCTAAAGTTTGATAGTAAAATTAAGTCATAGCATAGTGCATCAATAACTTCACCAATGTATGAACTTAGGCTAGGATTGCTGTAAGAGAAGTTTAGTAGCTGATCTCTTACAAATTTAATAGCATCAACTGTTTGAATTAATTGATCTGACAATACCGCAGCACTGGCAGCGGTATAATATCTTGTTCCTGATAACACTGAGTTAAATGTTGTATCTAGAACTAAGTCGTAGCAAACAGCATCAATCATTAAGCCAACATCGCGTGAGCACTTTGTTTTATCATATGTGAATACGTTAACATACTTGTTATTAATATAGGCAATAACTTCGTGCTGAATAAATTCTTTGTTAGCACGTAGCAAGTCAAAAGCGTTAACATATCCGTTGTCTGCACTATTACCGCCTGATAATGTTACTTGAGTAATAGTTGAAAATGTTTGATCAGGGCCCTGTGTATAAGCTAAACGCTGACGGTATGGACCTGGTTCTGTTTGTGCAATGCTGATTAAGCCTTCAGCAGCTAATGCAGCAGCACCGATGGTCTTATAAGCGTAGTTCCAGAAACGACCTTCTTTACCACGTGGGCTAAGTGCTTGTGTATCATCACCTTTTGTAGTAACGTATAAGTTAATAGCACTTGAATATGTAGAGTTATCCACATAGTATTTTGAAGCAGCTTGTAGGTCGTCTGCACCATTTGGTGTTCCAACACCTGCAATAGCACCAGGGTGATCATGCAGATATAATGGTCCAGTCATTGTATCGCCACTACGAACAACAACACTCTTACGTGGAAGAGCTTCAGTTGCAACATAGTTACTGCTTAGAGTAGGATCATAATCAACATCGCTGATCTGAGGTGTTAGCGGTTCATCGCGAACACGTAGCGCATCACCAACTTGCCCACCTGATGATTTAACATAGTGTGTATCAGCATATCCTTTGCTAATTGCAAGTTCGTCAATAGTAGTAGTTGCACCGCGTGGGCCATGGACAGCGTTAAATGCGGCCACTAAATCCGCACTCGGATTTGGCACCTTACCGATTGGGAATAAGTTAGCGTTTAATGGACCACCTAGTCGTGGAGCAGGGTCGCTAGCAGTTGTAGATAAACTGTTTGTAATGGTAACTTTGTCTGGATCGCTAGCATCAATTGCAATACCTTCCCCGGCATACAATGTCTTAGCAGCCAATCCGCTACCGTCTGCCTTAGAGATGATAACACGATTTGAGCCGTAGTCGGCAACTGGATTACCGTCTACATATCTTAATTCCTGTGCATCTGACAGGTTAGTGAGCCCAATGGCTCCGCCTTGGCCGAATACAGCGTAAATTTCGTTAAAGTTTTCATTTACTTTACGGAACGATTCGCGAATACTATCGCCTGTTCCATCATTACCTTGTATACCAATGTCTATTTCTTGACGTGCCATGAGTTAACTCCGATTTATAACGTTATCAGATATTTATCAATATGGTTTTGTAACCTTAATGTAAATACGTTTATGTTCTTAACCTTTGAATATCAACAGACAGAATTTACTAGATCTAGTAAACTAGGTCAGTCGCATACCTATACACGAAAGAAAACTGTAGCAGTCTTCAGATGTGACAGTTGTGCAGAGATATTTAGAAGGGATAAAGGCTCAATGAGTCCAAAACGTCTAAGTAATAACTACTTTCACGTATGTGGAAATTGTGATAGCAAGAGGTTTGCTCAACGCAAAGGAGTAGAACGCAAGCATATATGGGATATGCCTGCTTCGAGCCTGAAAGACATTAGTCAGTTATAAATAAAAATCCAAGGAGGACATTATAATGTTCAAAGCAATTAAAGAGTTCTTTACAGGCAAACCAGCTCCAGTAGAGACACCAGCTCCAGTAGCTGAATACAAAGTAGAAGCACCAACAATCGTTGCTGTTGGCGAGCCACCTGCAACTGTAGTAGTTGAAGGTGCCGGCGCAGTTGAAGTTCCAGCTGCTCCTGTAAAAGAAAAAGCTGCTAAGAAGCCGGCTGCTAAAAAGCCTGCTACAGCTAAGAAGCCTCGTAAACCAAAGGCTCCTAAGTAATATTAGGTCATAGAAAAAGGGCCTCACAGCCCTTTTCTTATGGAAGTTTGTTTAATTTATTTTGATTAAACACAATATCATCTTTGATTTTAAGTTTGATCTTTTTAAGAGTTTCTACTTTTAAACTATCAGTGTGATGTAGTTCTAGCTCGATAATTTCTTTATCAATATTATCGTGTTTTTCTTTCAGGTGCTCAATGTGATGGATGAGCTTTTCTCTAGTCATCATACTTTTTCCTTCAGTTGTTTGTATAGTTCCATACTGGCTAAGTTCTTGCCCTTGCTTTCGCACATTATGTCGAACTTTTCTGTGAATCCTATTGCCCAATCGTTAACTTCCTTATTCCAATAAAAGTCCGAGTGTGCTCGTAACTTTTGCTTTTTATACCCTTCTAAAAGAAGCTGGGTATGGTCAGGTGCGACAATAGTGTCGTGCCCAACAAGATAATCTTCACGGCTAACTGAAAAATGACAAGTAGGGCGCACACCGCGCCAGCTATCCACAACACGCTTAACCCTAGGATCATCTGGAAGGATATATTCCCCTTCGCGAATCCAATGATGGTGTATATCGAGCACAATAGGAACGATATCGCTAATAGATAAACAGTCATTTAATCCCCATGAATTTTCTTCATTTTCGATAGTGATACAGTTGCGAGCCTCTGGGCTCAGCTTCTTGTAAGCAGTCCGAATACCGTCGGGACCGCGTTTACCACTAATATGAACATTAATTTTAAAGTCTTGAAACTTTTTGCCGTAGCCCATCATACGGGCCATATCGGCGTGATACTCAAATTCTTCTATGCTACGCTCAACAATACCATCATTCTCGCTAGCAAGAACAGTGAACTGGCCAGGGTGCATACTAAGCCTAACATTAGAACTTCTTGCAAGATTGCCAACCCTTGCGAATTCCGTTTCCATATAAGCACGGACATCTGCCAAGCGCCAAAAATAAGAAAAATCTGGCTGAGTATATACAGGAAGAATATCACTGCTAAGGCGAACCATTCGGAGTTCATCATCTAAACCACCTACTCTTTCTACTAGTTTACGGGTAGCTTCGATGTTACCTTTCATCAAATCCCATAGTTTCTCTTCTGCTACTTGTTGACTTTGGCGTTTAAGCCAGGCTACTGTAGTTGTGCCAGTATTATACTGTTTACAATCATCAGTTGCCTTGATGCCATTTACTTGCGCTGGATGATCAATCCACTTACATGCGAAACCAATTTTGCCCATTACCAATGCCTTATTACGCCTGCGACGATAAAAATGTTAGTGATAATGTATGTTAACACAATTATTGTGCGAATGCAAGCAATTCGGTCTGCTTCTGCATCCGAACTGCCTGCTTTTTCCCCTAATGCTTTGGCCCAAAGGCGCCAAATCTTATTCGAATAAGTCTTCATTCCATTCGCGATGACCTTCACGGAAAGCCATGTTACTTTGGGTTTCACGGACCTCTACACGATAGCACCAAAGACGTTTGCTCTCGCCTTCACCCCAATAGTCTGGAATATAAACACCATTAACGTATTTGTAAAGTGCATCAGCTAGACTTTCACAACCAAGTTTTGGAAGGATAGTTAGTTTAGCAATGCCACGTGCTTCCATTTCTTTGTAAAGATCTAAATGAGGATCATCTTCTGCCACTAATAGTGTGTGATCGAATTGGCTTTCAAGAACAGCTTTGAGTTCCTTTAAGCCACCGTAGTCAGCCGCCCAGTTACGTGCATCTAGATCGTTAGTTCCAAAATAGAACTTCATACTGAATGAATAACCGTGAATAGTATTGCAATGAGTATCCGATTTCCATTGTCTATAGGCGCATGGAAATGCATCGTGATATTCTTTTGTGCTTGTATATTTGTAAGCGACTGGTTGTAAGTTTGCCATTGTTATCTCCTTAGATTAGCAATGGCATGCAGAATTTATATTGCGGGTTGAATGCCTAAGACCGCATAATGTAATTATACAGTCTTAGGAGTTATTGTCAAGCATTGTGGCGACCAATTGCGCCGAACGGTGCCCATTCACCTGGGTTACCCGCTTTGATACAAATCCATCCTGCATAAGAACCTTCTTGTGGCTCGGTGTTCCAACAGATATCACCTAGTTTAAATGAGCCAAATATTGGAGCAGATGTTCCTGTTACAAATTTCTTACCTGCAAAGCTCACATCGCCTTTGACTTCTAGGTCAACGCTAGCATCTGGAGTATTAACACCGATGGCTAACTGTCCAAACAACTTTAATGGGCGTGTTGAGTTTTGGTTATTACCGATTACAAGTTCAGTATCGCTAATCTTAAACTCATCAATACCGTCTACAGTAATCTTAAAATCTTTAGAAGTTGCTAGACCATCTGTATTCACAGTTAGGACATCAGCATCTTTAACTACGCTCAATGACTTTGCATTGATAATGTCTGCGTTCATTACTTCTAAGAATGTTGCAGGACCACTTACATTTAATTTTTGTAGTGTTCCTACTGTAGTTAGGCTAGAAGTTGAAACAGTTGAACCTAATCGGTCACCGGTTAATACTGCTTTGCCACCAATTTGGAATGATGCATCAGCATTAAGATCGATAGACTCACTTGACCAAAAGCGATCAGCACCTTCTTTAAGAATAAATTGACGGGTGCGGTCTTTGCCGGTCCATACCAATCCAATTTCATAAATTGAATCAGCAGTTGTTCCTTTGAATTTAACAGAACTGATACGGCCAGCAGTATCATCGGAAATAACATTGTCAGCATGAATAGTTCCATGCACACGTAGGACACCGTTTTTAAACTTTTCATGTCCTACAATAATCTCTCCTGTAGTTTTTACAGTGGCTCTAACCGTATTATCAGTTACAAGATCTAGATCGTGATTTGTATATGTTCCGACTACTGCGCGGCTATTTGTGGGTGCGCCGATAATTGCTTCAACACCGTTTTCGCTTACGCTTAGTGTAGCGTTAGGTAAGTCTGTTCCTACGCCTAATCTATTTAGAGCAGAGTTAAAACTAGCAAACTCGCCGATGCTAGCGTTGCCGTTAACAATTAGGGAAGTTAAGTTACCAACTTGACGTAGGCTACTACGAATAATACTTGGACCTAATTCCTTTGCGCTAAGGACAGGTGCGTTATTAATCTTGTATGATCGTGTTGCTTCTAGATCAAAGTGCCCATCTGACCAAATACGTTGGCCCGGACGATATATTAAACTAGTAATATTCGTGCCATCAGACCACTTAATACCTTGTCCGTCTAGACCTTCTTCGTCAGTTGAATTGAATTGATTTGCCATAGAAATACTCTCTTTCGAGTATTTATCTATGGCAACGGTGTATGTTAGGCTACTTTAAGAAGCAGAGTTTCTTCGTTTAAACGGCCGTTCATTTTAGTATCTACTGCGTTAATATCGTCTAGAAACTTACGCAAAGCTACTTTGCCGGCGTCTTTAAACGCTTTAAGCTGTTCTGCGGGCTTGCGCAGGGTCTTTTGAACGCTCTTAAACTCGTCAAAGCCCGTAATGCTTGTGCCCTTAACACCTAGATCGTGGAACTCGTTAGCAACATATTTGCCAAGTTTGCGGGTCTTGCTATTAAACACCCACAATTCTTTAGCACCAATGATGTCAGTTGGGTTGATACTAACCAACTTCAAAGGTTCGTCACTCTTTTTATACTTGAGTTTAGCAACGATTTTGTCTTTAGGAACAACTTTAGTCTTGCGTGGCTTGCGGTTAACTTTGGCTTCTTGACCTAGCATAGTGCAAGCAGAGTCAACTTCTTGCAAGAATGCAATAAGTGCCTTGATCTGCTTCTTGCTACGATGACTATAACCTTCACGCAACTGCTCGTCAGCTTTACCGCTGGCAAGTTCTTCAAGTTCTGCAAGCTGGCGACCATAAAACTCTTTGATAATACGTGCGTGAGCTGCCTTTGCTTCAACTGCTTTGAGCAAGTTGAGAACCTTAAACGCCTTGGGGTCAAAGTTTTCAGCGTCTTCTTCCCAAGACTGCAATGCGTTTTCGATTTCTTCAGTCATACGCATAGCCGCTTCGCGAACACGTTCTTGAATAGTGGGAGTGTAGACAGCTGGCTTTTCTTCTTTAGGCAAAGCATCTTCGTCGATGTCGTCCTTACCTTGTGTAATAACTTCTGTAATTGCATTACGCAACCAAGCGGCAGTATCCTTGCCATCGTTAAAATCTGCACGAACTGCGGGCATACCGCGAAGCAAACAACTTGCAATGGAGCCCATTGTAAGAGAACAGCGATTGTCTTTAGTTTTCTTAAATGCTTGGATGTCTTCCTTAGTGCAACCGATTGAACCCATCCATTTAATGACTGCGGGCTTCAAATCCTTGCCGCTGAACTCCATGCGGTAGTAGGTCATTGCAGAGTGCCAGTGACGCAAAAATTGGTTAGCATCCATTTTCTCGCAGTCAGTCCAAACTGGGCTATAGTCTTTAGCCGCTTTGGTTCGGTGTGCTGTGACTTGTGCTTTGGTAACACGGGTCTTTTTTGCTGGTGCTTTAGTAGCCAATTTTCACTCCTGTTTATTTAACAATACACATATTATAGCATCGTTTTGAGCCAGTGTCAACTGTAAAGTAGCCCTTGGCTAACCAAATGTTTGTAGATATATTTGGCCATTACGGTGTGTCCATTTTGGCTAGGGTGGGCGCAAGGTGTTACAAATTGGGTAGGCATTTTCAAATTCTTACAATAGTCATAAAATCCGCCCAAAGCCAATTCAGGTCGCCCTTCTAAATGTAACAGTAGTTCCATAAAACTTCTTTTATTTTCTGGGTAAAGAAATTTGTCCCAAGGTATACTGTTAATCAAATCCATTCTATGTTCGCCTAATTCTTTTACAAAGTGTTCTTTAGTAATACGAATATCAAACGCACTGGCAATAACTAATTTCCATTTGTTTGCTCGACAAATCATTTCAGCTTCGCGAATATTTAATAGTGTTTCAACGCAGACAAATATCTCACTCCAAATTGATTCAGCGTAGGCTTCCCATAGTTTTTTATTTGTTGTATTTTTATCCCAAGGGTTTGGCCACATTGTGTAAAAATGATTATGTTCCGGCAATACTTGATTAACAAAATCAAATCTTTCCATTCCGGTTAGCATGTAGACAACAATAACTTCGCTAGCATTTTCTAATTTAAGCCCTGGATGCAGATATAGATTCTTGACAGCAGAACGATTGCCCGTTCCTAAGCATCCTAAGTTAATGGGAATATAGTCCGGCAAGTGATTATCGCATAATTGTTTAACCCAAGCATTGTCATACATTTGATCGTAAATTTCTTCAGGGATTTTTAAAGTATCAATGTTGCCGTTATACTGTGCCCATACTTCATTAGGCCAACTACCTACACCTTGTGTAAAGCTATCTCCTAATCCAATGATAAGTTTAGCGCCGGGCTTGATTGCCGGTATCATTCTATTATACATTGTTAATCCTTGATATTAAAATACTCATTATAGTAGTTAAACAATTCCGTGTGTGCCGGATTAGGTCTAAGTTTACTGTTATGCAAGACATTAAAATTATGCTCTAGTATATCTCGCATTGAATCGAGCCATTGAACTTTATCTTCAATTGCGTGTATGCGTTTAACTTCTCGTATAATTGCAGCCATTCTATCGAAGGTTGACATGTTATCATAACTTTCGTCTATGAAGCCGTCGAATGTTTTATAGCCCATTTCTCTTAGTTTAGCTAGACTTCCTCGGTTGCCTAAAAATATAAAAGGATGCATACAGGCGATTGGTTTGAATGTTTTCTCGCTAATGAATATGGTTTCATCGGAGTCTGCAAAACTAGCTTCTGAAATAATAGTTACCCATGTATCTAAAAATACTTGATCAGTGATACGGTTAATATAATATAAATCACTTTCTTCGTTGTTTGCACGATTGTAAACCAATAACGGCAGTCGCTTTCTGGCTTCTTTCATTAGGACCGGGTCAACAAATCTATCCTCGAGTCGACTAATGTGTGTGCCGTAGTCGTTCATGCTGACTAATCCGTAGTCTAACATATTGTGTTTGAATAATTCAATGTAAAACCAATTACGATGTGTTCGTGGACGTTTATTTAAACAGTTGTATGTCTTAATAATCTTTGATCGTTTGTATTGACGGTTACTTTCAAACGTTGGCATAATGCCTTCGTTTTCTGCATTCATTTGAATATCTCTTTCAAAGTGTGCGTAGGGTATAATTTTAAGTTTGTTACCCTTAACGCGGTCCTTGGCCCACATTTGATATTGTTCATTTGAGATCAAGTTACCTGTAACATACACAACAGCACTAGGGTCAATCCCCAATCGACTACATTCCTCATGTAGGAACTGCCAAAGCCAAGGTGTTTGATATCCTTCAAGGCATTGATCTAATAATAACAATGCTTTTTTATTTTTAATA